CATCGTAACGTGCCTTCCATAAACCATCTTGGTATAGTCCTGCATCACTAGGGATACAAATCATACCCATAATGGCACAACCAAGCTCACCAACTAGCTCGTGACTTGTTTGACCAATGACTGATACAATAGCAGGCTCAATGGTGTTCATCACACCATCAAGGTAACGACCATCTTCAGAGATATATGCGAATACATCTTGTGCGATAGCTTCTGCTAGTTTTTGTGTGGACTCGTCAGAAAATGCCATGATCAAATAGAGAGGGTGAGTTGTTCAAATTCAAGGGCGTCGATACCAGCAGTATCGTCGTCGTGGAGGTCTATCATATCGGTATCTGTCTCAGTGAGCAGCTTACCGAACAGAAAGTTTACAAAGTCGCGGTCGTCTTGAGTAATCATTAGAAAGGGGAGGTCCAGTTGTCGTGTTGCTTGAGTGTGATGCGTCCCTCACTATAGAGACGGTCACACACTACGTTGAACACGGACCACTTCTCTTCACGTGTGAGTGAAGCACTTTGACCAATGACAGTATCGCGGACGATGCGCTGAACTTGTGACTTGATCATTGGTCTCCTTTGGCTGATGAATATAGTATAGCGCACTAGAGAGCCCTAGGAGCTTCTCTGTGCCACTTTAGCTATTGGCTAGCCAGTCTAGCCTGATGTCTCGTTGTATGGTCTTAGGACCAGGGAAGAAGGGGAATGAGACACTCCTCCTGTCTGATAGGGGCTGTGCTTGGTGTGTGATGCCCTTAGGGATGTAGATGGCATCACCAGGGCTCATCACAACGTCGATGGATGGGTCATAACCATCGGTCCACACTCTCCATATAGTCTCACCAACACACTGTACGATGAGGTTATGGCTATTGTCATCGTGTGGTGGAAATGACTGACTGTTATGCTTACCCATGTAGACGTGAGCATCACACGATACATGGTTAGTCTCTTCAATACTCCTTACAATATCCTTGACTCCATCACTCACATACGGTGAGTGTATGATGAATGAGTAACCAGTAGACCACATATGTTCCATACAGTCAGAGTCATATGCCTCTCTCCATGGTTGGTTGACGTTAACATAGGTATCTGTCTCATTTGTAATAGGACTGATAACCTTAAGCTCATCAGGTATGAACTTATGCCCATTCAAATAGTTATCAATGTCCTCAGTAGTAAGTGGTGGTGTATCGTATACTTTAGGATAATATCTCGCTTGCTCTGTTAATAGACCGGTATAGTTCATAGTGGTAATACTCCTGTGCCCACTGGTGTATAGTTTGTGACTAGTACCTCTTTAACATCAACAACAGACTTACCACGTCCAGCCGTATACCTAGCACTCATATCAATGATGTTACTGTTAGGGAAGTTAGTCTCATAGAAACCATCAAGGATGTCCTTATTAGAGTAACCAAACATACAACGACTCTCTCTAAGATACTTAGATAGTCTTACCTGGTCATCCTCACTGAAGCCACCTTGATACAATACAATAGAGTCACGATATGGTGGGTCAGCATACAACCAGTCACCTGGTTGATACTCAACGGAACCAAAGTCACCAGTCAAGATGGTTGCATTGCTCAAGAACTTGGCTACCTTACGTATCTTGTTCTCATCAAAGAAGCCTTGGTTCTGTGTACAAGTACCAGGAGGAGTAGAGTACCTGTTGTTACACTTAATGTATGTCTTCCACATACCATTGAAGTTGACTTGCATCATGAACATAAGGAGACCAGACAAGTACCTAGCATCCTTACCTTCATAGTCTAGACAATAGATGTCTCTCAATGTGTAATAGTATGCCTTGCGTCCTTCCTGATCTAATGGTAACCACGTAGCCACACACTCACGCCAAGTATTAATAACACCATCAACATCATCAGCTAGTGTCTGATAGAGGCTAGTAAGCTCACCATTGAAGTCATTCAACACATACTCTTTGTCTGGGTAGTTCTCATACACCCACAGTGAGTTGGTGAGACCACCAGCAAACAAGTCCACAAACCTATTAAAGTCTGCCTTAGGAAAGAAGTGTGGTGCATACTGAGCAAGCATACGTTGCTTGCTTCCAGTCCACTTGAATATAGGTTGAATGGCTGTTTTCATTGATGACCTCGTGATTTACTATTATACCTGAGTTAGAACTTAACGTCAACGTAGCCGTCTGCTAGTGCTTGAGTACAACCACCACGCTTGAACTTAGGGTGGAATACTAGACCTAGCTCCTCAATATCTGATGGGTCACAGATGTTGACTACTTCCATAGTCTCAGGGATGATATAGAACAAGTTGAACCAGCCGTCAATAGCTTGATAACGCTTGAGTGCATACCTACCAAAGACGTTGTTAACAGCCAACATGTCAGAGTAGCACTCAGCTACGTCTTGTGCTAGTTGTGTTGTATCAACACCAGGATAGAGCTCATTGAAGTAGTCAGCATAGACTAGTGGACTGGCTACAGAGTCAACGTGAGCCTGAAACTTCTTCTTGTTGAGCATACCTGGAGCTGTACCACTAAAGTACTTCTTGTTCAGGATATCAACTAGTCCTTTGTTAGTCTTGTTTGACTCAATACACTTGAGGCTTGAGTTGTCTTTCTTGATCTCTGCACCACCATAGGTGTGCCTACCGTCTCCACCAGTGTAGCTGAATGAATAGTTGGCTAGGATGAATGGGAGAGCAACCTCACCAACACCGATAGAGCGGTCTACCATGTAGATGATACGCTCAAAGAGATGAGGGAAGATGGGGTCAGCGTTGAGCTTGTCTGAGATGAGGTCACGGAGAGGCTTGCGGAAGTTGCTTGCAATAACCTCAATAGGTGTTAGGTTGGTCTCGTCTTCGAGCAGGGCGAGTGTGTTGAGTGGGTCAGCACCATACTCAAAGCCAAACAGGACCAGATAAGCTACAATGTCCTGCCTGACTTTCTCAGACTTAATGCCCTTGCTATCGCATAGGGCGTTGACCTTATTACGAATAGTCTGGACAGTCATTGGGTTCCTTTCGGTTGATGTAATAATAATAACCCCTCACACCGTTAGATGCAAGGGGTTGTGGACGGTTATTGTATTGTCACTTCTTCTTGGCTGTCATGCTCTCGGGTGACTTATAACCATAAAGCTTAGGTTTGATAACACCATAGCCACTCGTGATACTGATGACTTGAGCACTCACACCGTCACTTCTGAACTTGTCGTGGTATACATCAAAGATGTCACTCATCTTATAGCCACGGACAGCATCATAGGATGTCTCACCATCAATAACAAACTCAATGATATGAGTGTCTGTTGGTAGTTCTTTGTCCATCTCCTTGATAGCTTGTGGAGTGGTGTTGAGAATGAAGATGTTAACGTCACCACGTTGTGCGGCGGCGCGTTCTTCGTCAGACCAGTTGATAAGCATTGGGTAGTTCCTCAGTTAGTTTGAAAACGTGTGTTGTTGAAGTTGGCTTGTGCGAACTGGTAACGGTTGACCAGCTTCATTGTACCATACTTATTGGAGCGGACGAAACCTTCATTCTCCACTTCTTCTGCACCAATATAGCACAGTGGACCGTCACTGTATGTAACCATGCCCTCCATCATCATCTCCTTAAGGTCAATGGCGATGAGATAAGCGTGAGCCATCACGTCATCATTGAAGATGAGCTCTAGGATGGGAGGGGTGAGTTGCTTGCCCTCTCGGATGAATGCATTGACTGCTATCTTAGCTTCAGCAGCAGCCTTAGGGGTCATAGGCTTGGCTTTCTCGAAGATGCTCCTGACCTGCTCTGCTTCCTTCTGTAAGCGCCACTTACAGTCTACGGTAGGTTGGACGAAAAGCACGTTATCGTCGCTCTGAAGCGTCTCTGTGAGGGGCTGAGCTACGCTTCCTTTGATAGTGTCACCAGTGTATGTGGTGTGTGGAGCAATGATGATGGGTTGCTCTACAGTCTCACAGAAGTCATACGTGATGGTGTTAGGAGTGTAGTAGGGCTGACCACCGAAACCGATGAAGTCACCTTGATAGATGCCCTCGGTACGTGGGAGGAAGTCAAGACAGGCTAGAAGGATGTCGCATAGCTCATCACGGTCACCATAGAAGCCTGTGATGTCCTCTGGCGTGTAGCATATCTGAACCTTGACCTTATTGAATACTGACTTCTTACCAACGAAGAAGCGACCATTCTCGGGGTTAGTACCCCATACGATAGCAACAGAGCCATCCATCTTGACGCTGATGTCTGAGGGGGCAGAGAACCAGTCAAGAACGGACAGGTCACCTGTAAGGATGGTGTCCTCTGGGTGCTCGATGTGAAGGTTCTTGGTCAAGTGCTTTCCTCGTTTGGTATGTAAATAGTATAGCCCCCCACGATGACCGTGGAGGGCTATGTGTGCCACTTGATCAAGTGGTCAGTGAGTAGTTGCGGTGGAAGAGGTCCATTATATAACCTTCTTTAACTGCTTGACTTATGATCTCGTCACTATCATATGAATGTAATGGGATATAACGTTGCAGGAGGTAGTCCTCACAGTCATTGATGAGGGCGTCAGTTTTGGTGTGTTTCATGTAGTACGACGTTGGTCTGTCTGTATTTACACACATATCATACCAGAAACGACGTTTTAGAGAAGAAACTTCATGTTTCCTCCCTATTTGCTATACGTTTCTTAAACTGTACCTTCGTAGTGGGGCACGATAGGGAGGAATGTAGTTTGGTTGACGTACTCT